AAAATGAGCATTTAAGCCCATTTTCTGCAACAACCCTCTATCTGTACTTTGTATCAAAGTAATAATACTTAGGTGTGGTTGTGCATCAATATTGATACATTTAGCCCTTTTTGCAAGGGGTTGCACTACAACATTGATACATTTCAAAGGGGATGGGAGGAATCGAAGTTAAAAATCGAGCAAAATCCCTTCTTTGTTCACCGCATCCACATATGACCTTTCCGCGTCACGGTTGTAGTTTTCCTGCTTTTGAATTGCATCGTAATTGCCTTCTAGCGAGTCATAGATTTCGATGGCTTTGTAGACTTCACTTATCAAATCTTTGACCCGAGCCGTCCCGAGCCACTTCTTCTTGTCCTTCGCCACGCTTCTCGCACATCCAGTCAGTTCGGAAACTGATCCACATGACTTCAAGTTTTCCAAAGCCTTAAGCAACTCACCTTTTGAATAATCAATTGCAAGGGCTCGAGGAAAGTCCTCCTTGGCCACTTCATAGCCGTTAGTCACCGCATATCTATGAATCGTTTTTCTTTCGAACTTCCAGCCTTTCGGAAGCAGATAATAATTGGTCCAGTACCCATGAATCGGATCGCCTAAATCAATTGAGACTACTTTGAATTTTTTAGCGCATTCAGCGCAGGATATAACAGGAATCCCTTCTTGATGTCTATTCCAGTCGTCATCCGCCACATCCTGTTCAATCTTCCCTTTTCCACAAGGACAAGTTCTACTTCTAGTGTAATGATCCCAAGACATATTTCATCCTCCTGAAGTGTTATGGACTCTCGCTCGGCACCCGAAGAAAAACAATGCCCACCGAGATTCACCGTCTTAACGTCGAGATTAAATAAGGTAACCTTTCGTAATTCCGTCTTCTATTGAACCGTGCCAGTCTGCAGTGAGGTAATCTCTCACGAACTTAAAGAGATGCCAAACAACATCCGCAAAAATCGGGTTGGTCTTAAATCCAGGCTCCAGCCTAAACTCTCGGTCTTTGTTCTTTTCTTTCCTCAAGACGTAGATTTGATCCACGCTGTATTTCTTGAGATTGACCGCCTCGGTTAGTTTCAGCCTTTCCGCCACTACTATATAAATCGCGTTGGGGTTTTTCATCTTTAGTTGTGCCCCAGCGGTAGAAGAACCTTCAAGCATGGTTTTATCCAAGTATGTTTTGCACTCAATCGCTATCGCGGGAATCTCAAGCACTTCGTCAAGCTTTTTCTTGTAGCCGGAGCAATTAAACGATGTCTCCAAGTTAACCCCTATCACGAAATCATGATCTTTCTTTTCTATTTCGACATTTGGATTTTGAACCATATCCATAAAAGAAACGCTCCTAAAGAATATGTCTTTGAAAGCGTGGGATTTCCCAATCAAAGCATTAGGAGAGATGCTTGAGACGAGGTCCTTGAATAGGTAGTAGATGAATTCTTCCAATGCGGAAGAGTGCAGGTTAGACCGAGAGTCGAAATGCTCGGCATAAACCTTTTGATCCAAAAAGTCTTTGTACTCGTTAAAAAGGCGAACCCTCTCAGCAATGATTTGCTCATCATCTGCCGAAGCAACTTTAGTCGGACCAACAAGAGCGAGGTTGGCGTTCTTCCACGCATCATATTTGGCTCGGATTTCAGCCAAGTACTTTTTTGATGTCGGATCACCATATTTGCGCGTATCGGCTTCTTTCTGATTGATGTTATCTCCATGAACAAACATATTATTTCTCCTTCAAAATGTTATATAAAACGGTCCCAATCGCCTTTGCCATCAACGGCGGAACAGCGTTTCCAATCTGCTCGTATTGGCATAGGCCAATTTCATCTTGTCTCCCTTCTCTAATCAACAATTTTTTGCTTGGTAGGGTCGGTTTCCCATAAAACCTAAACCAGTCGGGGAAAGACTGAATCCTTGCCCCCTCCCTCGCAGTGAAATTGCGATTCTTATAAGGATGGACAAAATTGCCGTAGAAGGATGCTGTGATGGTGTTGCAGATATCGTCCCCACGCATTCTCCTATTATTTTGGTCATAGGGCTTGTCGGAAACTTCACCATTGCCACCTCTCTTTTTCTGCTTCAGCCTGTCATCCGTAATATCACTAATAGATTCGCCCCATTTCATCACCGAAAACCTTTCGACGATTCTCTTTGAGTGCTTCATGGCGACATGATTGAAAACATGCTCCGAACCCCGTCTCATCAATGCCTGATAGCCATTTACGGGATTTATTGAATAATCCATGACCTCGGCTCCTTCTCGAGCTTCGATTTCTGGCAAATCCGAAATTGCATCCCATAGATTGGGGCAAGCAAGAAGGCCATTCCTTTGCTGATTGAGATTTAGATCACCTATTTCTCTTACAAAATGGGTAGGAGTCGGGAAGGGATTAGCGCAGTCGAATAATGTTCCGATGAGAACAAACCTCTTTCTGCGCTGAGGAACACCAAATTCAGCTGCGGTCTCAATCGAATAACTTACTTTATATCCTAAATCCATAAAAGATTTTTGGATGATGTCCACAACGAACTCTCCGCTTTCAGTTTTAGCATTAACAATATTAGGGACGTTCTCCATCACCAAAGCCTTAGGCTTGTAGAAACCAACAATCCTAACAAACTCCTTAAACAAAGAATTCCTCGGGTCTTTTGGATCACCAGCATTAGTTGTGCATATTGAAAAACCTTGGCAGGGAGGGCCACCAATAATAACATCCGGCTTCGAAAAAGTTCGTTCAAAAAACGCATTGTCTAGGTGAGTTATGTCACCAAGGACAACCTTCGAATTGGGAAAGTTCTTTTGATATGTCTCCGCTGCATACCTGTCTATTTCAACGGCACCTACAATCTCGAAACCAGCCATTTGGAAACCCAGCGAGAAGCCTCCAGCTCCAGAGAATAAATCTAATACCTTCATCATTTTTTGTTTCTTGCCCTCCTATTGCTTTTCCACTTTCCTTCTTAGTTCGGTTAATTTCCTTTGCACCTTGAAAGTCGGTTTAGATTTTCCATTTTCATACCTGTTGATTGAAAGGAAAGAAACCCCGACTAATTTAGCGAATTCGGTTTGGGTCATCATAAGTTTTAATCTTAAGTTTTTAATTTCCTGAGGCGAAAAGTCCATAAATCTCTATGTGATTAAATTTATATCAATTTTACAACAATTTTATATATTCATAAAGACCACTTTTGATCAAAAGCATTAAAAAAGACCTAGCAGACTTTTGATCCGCTAGGTTCTTCCTGATTATTTGACTTCAGCTTCGATTGTCTTCTCGATGCCGATTTTGAATTTGAAGGTGATTTTTGTTCTCTCACTTATTGTAATCGACTCCACCAGTTGCCTGAATGTCACCTCATCGAATTCGTCGGTAGGTTTCAGGCTATCCACGATTTTGGAGATGTCCTCCATCCTCCTAGACATTATCTCACTCAGGATTGCCTTGGATTTGACCTCCTCGAGCCTTTTCTTCTTGAGGTCGATTTCCTCCGCCAGTTCCTGACCTTTGGTGGCGTATTCCTTCGGGTCGACCAATCCCTTTGTCTTCTTCTTGTGGAGTTCGAGCATCTCCTCCTGAAGCTTGATTATCTCAAGTTCGATTTGGTCCGCCGAATCCTTTGGATTGTCGGTGATTGCCTCCTTCATCGAGGCTTTGACCAACACCCTGATTTCGTCCATGTTCTCCGCCACCTCGTTGATGACCTTGACGAACGCCCTTTTGATGGACTCATCGCTTATGCCCTTTTGGGGACAGGCGCTGCTATCCTCGAAGTGGTTCGAGCAACACCACGCCGCTATGTGACCTCCCTTGCTCCTCATATTGCTATTTCGGACGTAGAAGGCACCGCAGCAACCGCACCTAATCATCTTGGAGAATGGGTATCTGCTCGAGAACTTCCCATACACCTTGTTGGCGATTCCCATGTTCTCGTCCCTTTGCTTCATCTCGAACTGGACTTGCTCGAATGTCTCCTTGTAAACGATTGGGGGAAGTGCGTGCTCTACATAGTAGGAGTCGACCTGCCCTGTGTTCTTGTACCTCTTCTTGGAGAGGACGTCGGGCTTGAATGTCTTACCCATGATGCAGGCACCATAGTATTTCTCGTTGGTGAGAATGCTCTTGATTACGCTTGCGGCATAGACTCCCTTGCCGCTTGGGGTCCTGACCTTGTCCTCGTTGAGACCTTTGGCGATTTGTTGGAGGGACGCGCCGCAGAGGTATTCCCTGTAGATCCTCCTGACAATCTCGGCCTCCTCCTCGACTATCTTGAACCCTTTGTCGGTCTTGGTGAACCCTAGGAAGTTGGTGTAGTTGAACACGAACTCCCCTCTCTCGAACTTCTTGGTGTACGTCCACTTGATGTTCTTGGAGATGGTCCTCGACTCCTCCTCGGCGGTTGCCGCCAAGATGGTCAACAGGACTTCGCCACCGCTCGTGCCTGTGTCTAGGTTGTGTGCCTCGAAGAACACGCTTATGCCCATTTCCTTCAGTTCCCTGATGTACCTGAGCGCGTCGACCGTGTTCCTAGCGAATCGGGCTATGGACTTCACGAGGATCCTGTCGATTTTGCCCTTTCTGCAATCCTCCATCATCGCCATGAAGCCTGGTCGGGATTCCGCCTTGGTGCCCGAGATACCAGGATCGCTATAGACCTTCACGAATTCCCAGTCCTTGTTGGATTGGATGAAGTTACTATAGTAACTGACCTGCCTCTCGAACGAGTCCTCCTGCTCATCGCTATCGGTGGAGACACGAGCGTATGCCGCGACCCTCAAGAGGTGCTTTCCCACCCCTCCTTCGTTCTTGAAGTTGAATGGGTTCGCCTTGATGATCCTCACATTAGTTTGTGACATAGTGGTAAATCCTCCTGTTTATTACCTTCTTGGAGATGATTACTCCGTTGTAGAAATGGAATTCGAGCGTGTCCCTCTTGACCACGCAACCCTTGATGAACTTCTCCACCTTGGTCGGGTCGAATACGCTTATTTCCTTGAAGTCCTTATCGGTTATGGTCCTGTCCCTGATGGATTGCTGCTCCTTGATTAGCCTCGCCATGTCCGATTTAATCTTGCCGAGTTCCTCATCGTAGTTGGACTTGCTGATCCATCCGTTTGCGTAGAGCTTGGTGAGTTCCTTCTCTTGCTTCTCGAGGTCGTCGATTTGGTTTTGGTAGTCCTGCTCCTCCACCCCTTTGTACCTCATCCTCACGAATTCGTTGAACGCCTCCACGAAGAGTTCCTCTAGGATGTCGTCCCTGATTGCCGTGGACGTGCATTTGTCCCTCTTGCTTGAGCACCTGTACCAAGGGGTGGAATACGCTCCGCTGGAATGGTTGAACTTGTGATGGAACTTCTTGTGGCAGCAGGAACATTCGATGAGCCCTGTGAACGGATATTGCTTTTGGGTGATTCCGACGAGCTTCGGGTTCTGCCTGTTCTTAATCGCCTCCTGAACCCTGTCCCATAGTTCCCTGTCGATGATGGGTTCGTGATGGTTCTCGACGTAGTATTGGGTGACTTCGCCCTTGTTCCTGGACCTGAGTCCATCGACCTGATACTCCTTGTGGAGCAGGATGTCCCCGATGTACTTCTCGTTCGAGAGCATCGACCTTATCGTGGTTGTGTTCCAGTGCCCTCCGTATGGTGCTTTGACGCCTTTGGTATCGAGGTATTTCTTGAGGTCTGAGAGGCTATACCCTTTGGCGAATAGTTCGAACACCTCCCTCACCACCTTCGCTTCCTCCTCGTTCGGGGTCAGTTCGCAGTGCTTTCCGACGAAGTATCCGAACAACCTCCCTCCTATCGAGATTGGTTGCCCCCTCTTGTATGACTCCTCGATGCTCCACACCACATTGGCACGGTACCTTGAGAGGTCCTCCTCGGCCACGGCGGCGGCGACGGTCAGGAACAGGTCGCTAGAGATTTCGAGGGTGTTGATGTTCTCCTTCTCGAAGACAACGGCAACGCCCAAGTCCCTGAGCTCCTGCACCACGGAGAGGAGTTCCTCGGTGTTCCTAGCGAACCTCTGCACCGATTTGGTGAAGATGATGTCAATTCCTCCGTCCCTCGCCTTGTTGAGCATCTGCATGAATTGGGGTCTCTTCCTCATCGACTTGCCACTAATCCCGTGGTCGGCATACAACCCGATGTACTCATAGTCGGGCTCGGTCGCCAGTTTCTCGTTCCAGTATGACTTTTGGAATTCGAGGGAATGCGCCTGAGACCTTGACTT